TTCTTTTTGAGCTTTTTTTCGATGAGCTTTATAATATGGAAAATACTGTTTACGCCAATAGTTAGAGTTATCAGTAGCAATAATTAGTTCACCATATTCGCTTTTAAATTTAACATTAATAGAACGAATTGTATTTAAAATCATATGACGAACCATATTTTCATCAATCTTATGACCCTTACTGACACTTCCATCAGCCAAAAGATTTGATAGAATAATTTGATTCAAATCAACAATAATCACATCATACCCTTTCAGTATTTTTAAAATCAATATTCAATTTTTGAGTTATTTTTAACATTCCAGATTCTACTTCACCCTCAAAAATATTTTCAATCACCTTTTGTATAGGATGATCGATATCATAATATTTGCATAATATTGCTCTCAATGTTTCTACTATGAAAACACTATCTTTGATATCAAACTTATCATTTTCTTCATCAATAGGAAATCCTGATATTTCTAACTGTGCAAATAAAATGGGAATAACCGTGGAAATAGTTTCTTGTATATGGAAATGTTTTATCATTTCAATATTAGTTTTGATATCTTCTTTGGTATTCCCATTTACTCTAGGGCCACTGTAGGGTTTAGGAAAATGTACGACATTGTTAGTCTGCATGTCTCTTTTAACCCTTTATTTTAATTATGTTTTTTCGGTCCTTTGTACATGTATTTATAATATCTTAGGTTTTATATACAAATTCATCTTTGGGAAAGGCACGAGATTCTTTAGTGGGGTATCGCGCTTCCAAGTCAAGAAGCATTCCTTCCCACTGTCTAGCGATACGTTCTGCATTATAACGAGTATCTGCATAGGTTTTTACAAAGGCCAAATAGTTTGATGCTGATTCTTTATGAACCTGACCAATAGCATGATCCAGGTATTGCATAAACAGATGAGCGTGTTTATTATGATCATCGAAGTATTGGTACATAGAAGTCAGTCCACCTGACGTTTCGGGCAAGGCCGCCAGATTAGGGTGAACGCACATAAGTCCAGCTGACATTGATTCCATCAGAACCCGACAACTTGTTTCTTGCCAAATACTTGGATATGCCAGGATATGCATCTCTTTGAGTTTTTCTCTCAGTATTTCATTAGGAACTGCTCCGTGATAAGTCATCTGAGGATGCTGTTCAATTCTATTAAACAACGGCTCAAAGGCTTTATCAGAATCTTCCCATCCATAAATCTTAAAACTTGAGAATACGTGCAAATGAATATTATCATGTTTCTTGGCTAGTTCTTCAAACACAGGAACCAGAATATCCAGACCACGTTGAGGCGTTGAAAAATATACCAAATTGACTACATCTTTTGGCTTCACGTGAGCCTCCAGTGGATCAATCGGGTTCTCAATTACCTGACATTTTTCATCTTGGGGGAATTTAAGTTTATCCACAAAATCGTTCAATTGCCAATTAGAGACAAAACAGAATTTATGGAATTGGTTTCGACTATTAGGATCGGCCAGATGACTAACTTCTGGATCCATGGCTAGATCGTGCTGCCAATAAAGTCGAATCTTATCCTCTTTAAGATCTCGTACTCGAGAAGGGATAATTTGAAATTCGTGCAATAGCTCATCCGGAATAAGATGAGCTAGTTTGCGTTTTGATAGTTCCGTGCCGCCATTGGCGTTTTCGGAAATTTCGTTTTCTTCAAATCCAATCATTAATTATAGCCATCCTTGGCTTGAACATATTCCACGCTATCAATTCGGAAAGAGCGCCAACCGCCTTTTTGAACATCCCAACAAGCGATTGATTCTTTATATTCTTGATGAAAATCTTTTTCTTCTTTTTTCTCAGCTTCTGAGTTTCGGAAGGATTCGGGCAACATATCTTCCCGAAGGGTGGCGAGCATTACCCGCTTTTCACCGTTGACCTTAGTAAAGCCAACTTCAATCACATTACCACGTAGATCATTAATCAAAGCATCGCGATTAACATTCATTATTATTTACTCTCCATCAATAGTTTTTCATGAGTTTGTTTGTAAGATTCTTCATTTAGTTTCATTAACAATTCATTATATCCTCCGATATCAAATCCATCAATTACCACAACCGGATAAGTAGACGCATCTGGATAACGTTCAAGAAGAAATTCTTTAGTGAAATCAGAACCTAATACTTGTTCAGAAAAGGGCAAGTTTTTAACATTCAAAAGAAGCTTAGCCTTTTCGCAAAAAGAACAATTTGGTTTTGTATATAAAACAATATTCATTTTTTTCCTTTCATTTTATACAATATTATACTATTTTTTTAAAGCAAAGTAAAGCTTTTTATTTAGGATTAATATGTTTTTTATGAACCCTAACCCATATATGTCCATTATACCAATCATCGTTTTCTAAAACTTCGTTTACGAATTGATGTTTCGCTTCAAAGTAATTACACTCACCTTTAGTTTTACATAAGTTTAGTATTTTTCTTTGAAAATTTGATTCGCCGAGTTTTTTTACATCTTCTTTAAGTTCTTCATTAGAACCCCAATATTTTTTCCAATCAGTTTCTTTGATGACTCGTTTTCTACGGGTCTTTCCTTTAACTTTTTTTGATCTTGTACTCTTAAAAAGCTTTTTTCCAATATATTTTTTATTATTGGTAAGGTTTGTTATTATATAGACGAATCCAATATAATCATCTATAAGAGATTCGTCTAATTCTTTTTCATCATATATCCACATTGATAACTCTATAATTTATTTAAGCTATCAATATTTATTATAGAATTATTTAATAATCCTCGTCATCATAATCCTCTTCGATATCATCAATCAATACCGCTGAACAAAATGGACAATATTCAGGGTCTCCGACATTATCATGCTGAACAAAAAATTCAGCTTCGCACTCAGGACACGTTGTATATTTTTCGTTTATATTTGTCATAAGCTAAATCCTTTAAAGGAATCAGTTGTTACGTCCTTTTTAACACCACCAATAACATATGAAGTTATTTCCGTTTCTTGAGGCGCGACTTGAACTTCAGATCCACTAATCCATTTTTGCGTCCATGGTAAAGGATTTGCGCCGCCTTTATATTTTGTTGGTAGTCCAATAGCAGTCATTCGTTTATTTGCAATCCACTCTATATAGTCTGAAAGGACTTTCTCGTTCAAACCAATCATTGAACCATCTTTAAACAAATACTTAGCCCATTGTTTTTCTTGGTCTACTGCTTGCTCAAAAAGATGTACGCATTCTTCCTTTGTTTCTTCCGCAATTTTCTCAAAAATAGGATCGTCTTTCTTAAGAACTTTTAGAAGTTGTTGAGTTCCTGCCAAGTGTAGGTTCTCATCGCGGGCGATCAATTTAATAATTTTGGCATTACCTTCCATCTTTTTAAGCTCGGCAAAGGCCCAACTACAAGCAAATGAAACATAAAATCGGACGCCTTCAAGAATATTCACTGACATCAATGTTAGCCACAAAAGTTTCTTATGTTCATATAATTCATGTTCTGGATGATCTTTATCTGAATAAAAATTATTCATTTTGATAAGTTGGTCATAATATTCACTAATATCATCTGCACAATCAACAATTTCTTCAATATCCATAATACCATCAAAAACAATTGAAGGATTTGAATAGATATTACGAATAATATGTGTATATGACCTTGAGTGAATAGTTTCGCTAAATGTCCAAGTTGTAATCCAGTTTTCTAGTTCTGGTAATGAACAAATAGGCGCAAAGGCCGCTGTTGGAGCACGACCCTGAACTGAATCCAAAAGAATTTGTCGTTTTAGATTACTAGTAAAAATATGTTGTTCGTGTTCAGTCAAAGACTTAAAATCTTTGGCATCATTATAGATATCAACTTCTTCCGGTCGCCAAAAGAAACCAAGTTGCTTATCAGTCAACTTTTCTAAAAATGAATATTTTACTTTATCATACCTAGCAATAGTTGGAGCGTCATCAAAAAACGCACGGGCTTGTGTATGATCTTTTTTATTTGTTGAATCAAATACTTTCATTTACTATCCTTAAATTTTACAAGTGTATTTTACAAGCTAAATAGTGCAAGAATCACAACTCGTATCATCTTCTACTTCACCTTCCTTTAATTTCGGAAGTTCCATCTCTCCGGCACCATCATTGGTATTAAAATAATATAATTGTTTACCCCCGTATTTGTAAAACATTAATATATGTTGAATCATCTCAGACATTGGAATCTTTTCTTCTTCATAAAATCTAGGATTATACGAAGTATTAACTGAAATGCCTTGATCTATAAATTTCTGCAACACAGAAACAATTTTCAAATATCCAACCGGCGATTTCTGATCCCATAACAGGTCATATTTGTTCTTGAGTTTACGAACCTGTGGAACAACCTGCTTAAGAATACCATCCTTACTTTGTTTAACCGAAACCAAAGAACGAGGCGGTTCAATACCATTTGTGGCATTGGCGATTTGAGAAGAAGTTTCTGATGGCATAAGTGCCATCAGCGTGGAGTTTTTAATTCCGTGCTCTTTAAGCTCCGTTCTTAGTCCATCCCAATCCATATTATAAACGGGTTTGACTATTTCATCAAGCTCTTTTTTATACGTATCAATTGGAACAATACCTTGCGAATATTTTGTTTCTTTTAGCTTGGAAATTTTATTACTTTCTTTTGCTAAATCCAATGATGCTTTAATCAAATAATAAGACCAAGCCTCTGCGTATTCATGAATCAATTGAAGGCCAGCTTCATCAATATATTGATAATTCAAATCATTTTTAGCCATCCAATATGCGAAATTAATAATACCAATTCCAATAGGACGACGTGCTTTTGTTGAGTATTCGGCGGCATATACCGGATAATCTTGATAGTCAATCAAAGCATCCAAAGCTCGAACTGCTAAGGTGCAAGATTTTTCAAAATCTTCTGGTTTGTTTATAAGACCCCAGTTAATTGCCGAAAGAATACAGAGTGCGATTTCTCCATCCGGATCATTGATATTATTCAAAGGTTTGCACGGAAGTGTGATTTCGGTACAAAGGTTACTTTGACGGATTGGGGCTAGTTCTGGAACAAAAGAACCATGACTATTAGCATGGTCTACGTTCATCAAATAAATTCTACCAGTATCTTTACGTTCTTGCATAAATGAAGAGAATAATTCAATTGCAGAAACTTTCTTTTTACGAATATTGGAACTGTTTTCATATTTTGTATACAGTTGCTCAAACTTATCATTATCCTCAAAGAAAGCATCATAAAGGCCAGGAACGTCGCTTGGAGAGAATAACGTAATTTCTCCGCCCGACAACAAACGCTCATACATTAATTTGTTAAACTGAACACCATAATCCATATGTCGAACACGGTTATCTTCCGTACCTTTATTGTTTTTAAGTACCAAAAGATCTTCTACTTCTAGGTGCCAAATCGGATAATAAAGAGTGGCGGCGCCACCGCGAACGCCTCCCTGTGAACATGATTTTACGGCAGATTGAAAATGTTTATAGAATGGGATAACACCTGTATGGCTGGTATCTCCATTACGGATTGGTGAACCCTTTGCCCTAATACGCCCGCCATTAATTCCAATACCGGCTTTTTGTGAAACATATTTTACAACTGCCGCAGAAGTTGCATTAATAGAATCTAACGAATCACCGCTTTCGACCAATACACAAGAGGCAAACTGTCGTTGAGGAGTTCTTAGGCCTGCCATGATTGGAGTTGGTAGAGAAATATAGAATTGGGAAATTGCATTATAAAATTCCTTTACCCATTTAATTCTATCGATTTTATAATTATGAAATAATGTCATAGCAATCAAAACATAAGCCATTTGAGGCGTTTCATAAACTTGACCCGTAACACGGTTTTTAACTAGATATTTACCGCGAAATTGTTCCATTCCGACATAAGCAATATTAAAGTCTAGTTCATGATCAACAAATTTATCAATCTCTTCAATCTCTTCTTCAGTATACCATTCTAAGATTTTTGGTTCGTAAAACCCCAAATCCACAACTTTCTTAATATGATCAATTAATTTAGGCGGTTCATATTGTTCATAAACCAATTTACGAAGATGATAGTTAATTAATCTACCCGCAACATACTGGTAGTTTGGAGTATCTTCACTAATTAATTCTGCCGCAGCTTTAATCAAGGTTTCTTGAATATCAGAAGTTTTCATTCCATTGTAAAATTGAATATGAGAACGAATTTCAATTTCTGATTCAAATACACCTGTGATATTTTCACAGGCCCATTCAACAACTTTATGAAACTTAGATAGGTTTAATTCTTCTTTTGTTCCATTTCTTTTTATTACTTTTAACATCGAACCCTCTTATTGAACATTATTGAATATGTAATTAGTGTTTAAAATTTTCCACCATAGGAAAGATTTTACTAATTGCTTCAGCACAAGCCTTGGCAATTAATCTATGTTCAAGTTGAGTTTCTTCTCCGGTACGAATATCAATATAATGAATCCAACTGCGAATAGAACCTTTCATATACATTCTTGACATAGTATTACCTTCGGGTAGAACACAACGTGCTTGCTCTTTGGCAATACCATTTTCAATGGCCCAACGATAAGCATCTCGGGCGGCATTAATAACTTCTTGTTGTTTATCTTGCCATTCAGATTCTAGTCGCGGATCATTTACCTTAATACTATTTTGGCGGTTTTTAGGATCTTGGAGTCTGGCTTCACGATAAACAAAGATCATGTCTTTTGTTGGATCGGCATAACGTTGACTAAATTCCTGGAAACGAAAGGAAGCGTGTCGGAGAATTTGACGACCAATATCACGAGTACATTCGATTTCTAAATTTGCATCAGCCATCTCAAATGGTGACCAGTGTTTATGATTGATTAGATAAGCCAATAACCTATCGCTTGTTTCTGTGTTATATTGGTTAGATGGGTTTGATACCCTTGCGCAAAAGGCAATAAATTCCTGCATATCACTAATATCTGTATTATCAACAGGTTGCGTGTATGCCTTCAAAGTTACTTTCATCAAATTCTCCAATTTGCTAGTGCTAGTTTAGCTTGCAGGTCACTAAACGTATTATGATCAATTGTGTGTTTGATAAATTCCGGAGTCATTCCTGCCATGACCATATCATTCACATCTTTATGTTCTAGGTTTTTGGGCCAGATACATACTTTATATCCGTTGTATATCGCCTTTTCAATTTTGGAAGCAGTTTCTTTTGATCTTGGTTCATTATCATAAATTAATACCAGATTATCTTTGTTAAAACCTTTTAGAGCAGAAACCATCTGGCCACCAGCGACTGCTATTGAGTTCTCCACAAACATAGAATCAATTGGACCTTCAAGAACATATGTTGTTTCTTTTTTATCAACTGTATCTAAGCCATAAATTTTAGGAACAGTTTCGTCCAAGACAATGGTGATATATTTCACACCTCTATCACCGGTTCGAAACGATCTACCTTGGTAAGCATGTAAATCTTTATTTTCATTAAAGAATGGTATTAGTAACCTACGCTCATCGTACTTTAAAGCATCTTTATTAAATTTATTTGGAATAAATCTATTTGTAAATTCCATAAAATTTGGACATGCAAATAGTTTCGCATGATACTTATTCGGTATCTTACGTTTGATAATATATTTTTTTATAGAATCGTCTGGTGAAAGTTGACTTACTTTCTTAAGACCTTTTAACGGTTCCGATTTAAGGAATTTTGGTTTTTTCATTTTTTCAAAGAATTCTTCCCTTTTCAATTCCTCGGGAGTTTTATTTTCTTTGATATTTTCTAGTTGCATCTCATTAAATAGGTTTAAGTCAACTGTTTTAATAAGATTAACTGCTGACATACTCGCACCGCAATTATGACAGTGATAGGCCCATTTACCTTTAGTTTGATAAATGTAGCCCCTTGCTCTATTTTTATTTGTTTCCGAATCCCCGCAAATTGGGCAACGAAAATTATATAGCGTAGAACTTTTCTTTTGAAATTTATCTAGTCGGGTTGACAACAACCCAATATATTTTTGTATAATCCAAGTATTCATAATATAATTATAGCTTATTAAAGTTCTTCAGTATATAAGTTTTCTTCTTTTTCTTGTGATTCTAAATTT